AGTTCTCGACCTTTCAGCCGTCGCAATTCATCCGCGTGCCGGCCGAGGAGATGATCCACCTTCATGTGATTGACCGCTGGCCTCAGACCCGGGGCGAGCCGTGGTTCCATGCGGCGCTCAAGCGGATGAACAACATCGGCGGCTATGAAGAGGCCGAGATCGTGGCGGCGCGAGCCAGCGCCGCGATCATGGGCTTCAGGCAGACGCCCGAGGCGGACGACCCGACGAACGGGATCGGGGACGCCGACGGGGTCGAGGATGGCGAGCGCGTCACCGATATGTCGCCGGGCATCATCATGGATCTGGCGCCGGGGGAGACATTCACCGGCTTCAATCCGACGCGGCCGAATGCGGCGATGGAGCCCTTCCTCCGGCACATGCTCCGGGCGACCGCCGCGGGCATCGGCTGTTCTTACAGCGCGATGACCAAGGATTACAGCCAAGCCAACTATTCGAGCGAGCGCGCCGCCCAGCTCGAAGACCGTGCCCTGTGGCGGGTCATTCAGGGCTGGTTTATCCGGACGTTCCGGGCGCGTGTGCATGCGGACTGGCTTGATGCGTCGATCCTGGGGGGCGATCTCGACATTCCCGACTATTACACCCGCCGGCCCAAGTACCGGGCTGCGGTGCGCTTCAAGCCCCGGGGCTGGTCGTGGATCGATCCGACGAAGGAGGTGCTGGCCTACAAGCTGGCGGTGCGCTGCGGGTTCATGACCGTGTCCGACGTGATCGGCCTGACGACGGACGGGCAGGACCCTGAAGAGATCTTTAAGGCGCGGGCGGCCGAGCTTGAGCTGATGAAGAAGCTCGGGCTGGTGTTCGATACCGATCCCGGCACGGTCACCGAGAAGGGGCAGATGCAACCAACGGCGACCCCGCCGGATGGTGCTGAAGAGTCTGGCGAGGCCGAGGGCGACCCCGGAGTCGCCAAGGCAGAGGAGGGCGGCGAGCCGTCGCCCGAACAACCTGAAACCCCGCCGAAAGGAGAAAGTTAAATGGCGCTAACCGTCACCATGCTGGCGTCGATCACGCACCTGGGCACGCTCTACGCCGCCGGCAGCTCGCCGTCGCTGGCCGACGATCTGGCTCGCCAGTGGGTCTATGAAGGGCGCGCGAAAATGGTGTCCGTGGATACGCAGGCGCTGCGCACCTCGGTGCTGTGGTCCGACATGACCGGCACCTATCTGGTCAAGCCGGACGGGTCGCTGATCATCAAGTACAACCCGGCAAACGTCGCGATCACGGGCGGTGCCATCAACGGCGCCACGGTCGGTCAGACAACGCCGGCCGCGGTCAAGACCAGCAACCTGGGCGCGACCTTCACCGACAGCTCGGCGACCCCGGGCAACGTTACCAACAGCAGCCCGCGGGGTCGTGTGGCGGTCGCTGCAGGCGCCTCGGCCGTCACCGTCACCAGTACCTTGGTGACGGTGAACAGCACGGTGCTGACCGTTGTCTCGTCGGTGGATGTCACCTTGACCGAAGTCCTGCGAACCGTCGCCGCTGCCGGGTCCTTCACGATCACCTGCAACGCGGTGGCCACGGCCGCGACGAAGGTCGATTTCCTTGTAATCAACTGAGGCCACGCCGATGCCTAATACACGACAGCGGCTCGCCTCGGGCGATCTGCTCAAGCCGCAGTGCCGCGCGCTGACGCTTCGGAGCGCGGGTGCCCAGCTCGTGGATCTGGAGGCCCGCACCTGCACCTTCCCGTTCTCGTCCGACGAGCCCGTGGAGATGTGGTTCGGGGTCGAGATCCTCAGTCATGAGCCCGGCGCCATGCGCTCCGGCGTCCGACAACGGGCGCTGAACCTGCTTTTCAACCATGACCGCGACGACCTCCTCGGGGTAGTCGAGTCGATCACCCTCGGGGCGGATCGCCGGGGGCACTGCACCGTTCGTTTCGGGAGGGACGAGCGGGGCGAGTGGGCCATGAGTCAGGCTGCGGACGGCATCCTGATCAATGCGTCCTTCATGTATCAGGTTTTCAAGTACGTGGAGGATCGCGAAGCCGACACCCTGACGGCTATCGATTGGGAGCCTTACGAGATCTCGCTCGTGACGATCCCCGCCGATGCGTCGGTCGGGCTCGGCCGCAGTGCCGGCGAGGGTGGCCAGCCCGTCGAGATCCTCCCGCGGACCCGTGCTTCCCCGCCCGGTCCTGCAGCACCAACCACCGACCAGCCCGCCGATCCGGCGGGTTTTTTTTCGCCGGAATCCCGGCAGCAGACTGAAGGAGAAACCATGCCCCGTCGTCGTCATTTCCCCCTGCAAGAGCAGGCCCCTGATATCTCCGGCCAAGGTGCGCCGTCCGGTGGTGCTCCGGCTCCCGAGCCGACCTACGACCGCGAGCGTGCCCGCCTCGATGGCGCCACCGACGAGCGCGGCCGGATCACCGAGATCGATGCCATGTGCCGCACTCATGGCATCACCGAGAACATCCGGAATGCCATGATCACGGAAGGCCGGACGATCTCCGAAGCGCGCGGCATCGTCGCCCTGGAACTGGCCGGCCGTGGTCGCCAGACTCCGCTCGGCAGTCTGTCCGACGATATCGGGCTGACCGACAAGGAGAAGCGCGCTTTCAGCCTGATGCGTGCGGTCAATTCCGCCGTGAATGGTGACTGGAGCGGCGCCGGTTTCGAGCGTGAAGTCTCCGCGGCCATCGCCAAGCGTTCCGGCCGCGAGCAGGGCAATAAGGGCTTTTTCTTCCCGAACGATCTGCCCTTCGCTCCGACCGAGGAGCACCGCCGCGCCTTCCTGGCCACCAACCGCCGCGCCGCTCAGGAGATGGCGCAGCGTGCCGTCTATCAGGTGGGTGCCACCGCGCAAGGTGGCGCGATGGTCGCGACCAATCTGCTCGCAGACAGCTTCATCGAGGTGCTGCGTAATCAGACCGTCACCAGCATGCTCGGCGCGACCTACCTGCCGGGCCTTGTCGGAAACGTCGATATCCCCCGCCAGATCACCGCCACCGGCACCTACTGGGTGGGCGAGTCTGGCGCTGTCACAGAGAGTGAGGCCATCTTTGACAAGGTCAGCCTGCGCCCGAAGACCATCGGCGCGCTGTCGAAGCTGTCCCGCCTCATGCTCCTGCAGAGCACGCCGGCCATCGAGATGGTGGCGCGCCGGGATCTGCTCTCGGTCGGCGCGCTGGCCATCGATCTGGCGGCGCTCTCCGGCTCCGGCGCCGGCAACCAGCCGACCGGCATCATCAACCAAGCGGGCGTGAACTCGGTTCTGGGTGGTGCCAACGGCGCCAGCCTGACCTTCGATCACCTGATCGCGCTGAAGTACGCGATCAAGGTCGCCAACGCCCCGCAGTCCGCGCTGGGTTTCGCGCTGAACTCGAAGGCTATCGGCTATCTCAGCTCGCTGAAGGCGACCACCGGGCAGTACCTGTGGGACCCGCAGGGTGGTCTGACGGCCGGCTCTCCGGACCGCGTCAAGGGCGCGCCTTACGCCGAGAGTCAGCAGCTCCGCAGCTCGCTGACCAAGGGCACCGCCACCGGGATCTGCTCCGAGCTGATCTACGGCAACTGGCAGGAGCTGTTCATCGGCGAGTGGGGCGTGACCGAGATCGCCGTGAACCCCTACGACTCGGCGGGCTTCGCGAACGGCGACGTGGTCCTGCGCATGTTCCAGACCGTGGACGTCGGTGTCCGCCACGGCCAGTCCTTCTCCGTCATGTCCGACGCGCTGACCCCGGGCTTCTAAGCCCGTCGGTCTGATCCCGCGCGGGGAGTTCTCCTCCTCGCGCGAAGCCAATCATTTAAAGGAGTTCGCATCATGCGTTTCAAGGTCCGCGAAGGTTTCGCCATTCACTTTTCCCGCCTTATCGATATCCCCGGCGTTAATGGCGAGGTCGTTCAAGAGGTGCAGACCAGCAGCCATTACGCCGGCCAGATCGTCGAGTTTGCTCCCGACGAAGTGCTCGAACATGCCCACAAGCTGGAGCCCTTCGACAAGGAGGCGAAGGCCTGGCTGGAGTCCCGCGCCGTTGTTGTCGTCGAGCCGGCCCCGGCCGCAGCCCTCGATCAAACGGCCCTCGCTGAAGCGGTGGCCAAGGCGGTGGCGCTCGCGCTTGCCTCGATGCCGGCGCCGGCTGTGTCGGCGCAGCTCTCGCTTGATCAGGCGGGCGGCTAAGTCATGTTCGCCGAAAACCCTGACGTCTTCCTGCAGGACTTCGGTGTCGTGTGTGTCTCCGGCGGCAAGACCTTCCGGGGGCTCCTCGATACGCCCGACGAGACGCTGAACATGGGTGGCGTCAATGTGGTTTCGACCATGTACGTCCTGACCGCAAAGGCCGCTGACGTCACGCTGGCCGGTATCTCGTCGGGCGCGGGGCTCACGGTCGGTGGGCGCGCCTACGTCGTCCGCGATGTACTGCAGCAGGACGACGGGGTTTTTGTTCACCTTACCCTCAGTTACTAAGGAGCCAATATGGCCAAGCAATACCGCATCAAGCCGGGCGCGTCTTTTCGCGACGGTGACACCGTGAAGACTGGCGGCGACCTGATCGAGCTGGATCTCGACATGGCGCGCCTGCATCGCGACAAGGTCGAGGAAGTCGAGCTGCCCGAGGTCGAGCCCGTGCAGACGTCTGCACAGGCCCCTGATTCCGAGGGCTGACCGTGACCACCCTGCGCGAGCAAATCACGGCGCAGACGGTGGCGGCGCTTACGAACACCACGCCGGCCGGCGCTAACGTATTCCGCTCCCGGGAGGTCAGCATCACCCGGGAAATGACGCCGGCCATCGTGGTGATGCCCGAGTCCCTGCAGACCTCTCGTATGGGGCAGGGCACCGACCGGCACGAGCTGGTGCTCGTGCTGGAGATATTCGTCCGTGGTGACCCGTGGGACTCCATCGCCGATACCACGGCCGAGGTCGCGCACCGCGTGATGATGAAGGACCCGACCATCCGCGTGTATGCCCTCGACGTCCGCCGTGTCAGTGCGGACTACGAGGCGCAGGAGGCTGACCGCACCGCCGGCACGCTCTCGGCGCGCTACGCCATTACCTTTCTGACCCGGTCCGATGACCTGGCCAGCCAACCCGCTTAAAGGACACCTCCATGTCTCAATTCGCTTTCGGTTCGGGCAACCTGTGGGCTTACCAGACGCAGGACGCCAACGGCAACACCATTGCCACCCTCACGCCGCTGAAGTTCGGCGAGGTGCAGGACGTCGGTATCGACATTTCCCGCGACATCAAGCTGCTTTACGGCCAGCTTCAGCTGCCGGCGGCGGTCGGTGGCGGCAAGATGAAAATCGACCTCAAGGCCAAGTTCGCCCGGATCTCCGGCCGGATCTTCTCCGATCTGTTTTTCGGCCAGACCCTGACTGCCGGCACGCTCACGGGAGTGCAGAACGACACGACCGGCGTCAACATTCCGGCCAGTCCGTATCAGATCATCGTGACGCCGCCCAGCTCGGGCACTTTCGCCCGCGACCTGGGCATCGTAGACGCCAACGGCCTGCCGTTCGTTCGCGTGGCCACTGCGCCCGCTACCGGGCAGTACAGCGTCACGGCCGGCGG